GTTTTAATATTTTTTATGGAGGAGCAACTCTTAAAAATATTTGAGGGAAATTCTGAACTGTTCATCACTACCTCTCTAACTGGAGAGGTAGATGAACGGGGCAAGACAGTAGGCCAAACACTCACGGTTCACGAACCAGTTACTCTTAAAATTTGGAAGGAACATTTAGAAGGTACGAAACGCATAGGTATCAAACCTGAAAAGGATGATATGTGTAAATGGGGTTGTATAGACATAGACCCACAAAGTTATAAAGATTATTCACAAAAAAAAGTTATAGATATTTTACGAGACAATCAATTACCATTAATACCAATCAGATCAAAGTCTGGTGGTCTTCATTTGTTTTTGTTTTTAGATAACTGGTATCCAGTTAAGGATGTTCTAAAAAAATTACATGAATGGAATAAAAATTTCTTTCAAGCGTTAGAAGTATTTCCTATGAACAAGTGTATGAATATGCCTTACTTTAATATGAATGCTACTACAGAATTTGCATATAATGAATCAAACACTCCAGTAATGATTGGAACATTCATTGAAATGATAAAAAATAAAACTTTATCATTGGATCAATTACAAAATATAAAAGTTAAGGAATATGAACCAGAAGAAGACTGGAAACATTACCCACCATGTGTGCAAAAAATGATTATGGATAAGTGGTCTGGTAATCATAGAAATGATTTACTTTATAATGTCGGTGTTCTCGAAATGAAAAAATCTGATGGTAAAATTAACATTGAAGAGATGAGAACAATTCTTCAAAAAAGAAATCAAGAAATTTTTGTTACACCAATGGATCCTCGAGAGGTAGAGAACTCAGTAGCTAAATCTGTAATTAAAAAAGATTATAATTATAAATGTCCACCAAAGCTTGGTGCAATCACTCCTATTTGTAATAAAGATTTATGTAAGTTTAGAAAGCTAGGTATAGGTTCACAAGTCCCAGATTTAATAGATGACTTTGAAGAAATAGAATTTATTAGAAGTACAAAATCAATTGAATATTCATTTGTGTTTCAAGGCGAAAAAATTATTATTGGTCCAGAAGACATGAAAGATGAAAAGTCTTTTAGAGTTAAATTATTAAGATATGGAATATATTGGATAACACTACCAAGACCAAGAAGTGGGCCATCACCTTTTGAAATGCTTATGTCTACTATTGTTAAGAAAGCAGTAGAGAATGAGAAGATGAAATTTGAAGATACACTTGGAGAAGAGAAATATAATTTTCTTAAAAAATTCTTTGAAAGCCATATTGAAGAAGATGATTTTGACAAATTACAAGATAACTATGTTGTATTAGATTCTAAAACAAATGTTTGTTATTTTAAAAAGATTACATTTGAAAAATTTTTAGGTAATGATAAAACATTTAAAAGTGCAGCAGAAGCCATGCATTTGTTAGGATGTGAAAGAATAGACTATCATGAAGGTGTTAAAAATGTATGGTCAGTAGAGATGCCTAAATTTGTAGATTATAAAAAAGTTACCAAACCAAAACAAACAAAAGCAGTATCGGAAATGGATGATGAATTCCATACTGGCAAATTTAAAACCTAATGGTACAACAAAAACAATTTAATTTATTGCATAATAAAAAAATACTTAAAATGGAGTGGATAAGAACTCCAAAAGAAATATGGAGTAAACTTTTTAAAGAATTTAAATTTACAGTTGATGCATGTGCTTCTGATAAAAATTGTTTGCTTCCAAAATATTGGACAAAAGAAATTGATGCATGTACTCAAAATTGGGATGGAGAGATTGTTTATTGCCATCCAATGTTTGATGGTAAAATACCAAAATTTATTAAGAAAGCTTCTGAGTCTAAATGCACTACAGTATTTCTTTTACCAGCTTCTACTAATTCAGTTTATTTTCATAAATATCTTTGGGATAATAAAAAACATAGGCCAAAGAAAAATGTAGAAATAAGATTTATTGAAAAAACAAAAGGATTGTATGGCACTAAATTTTTTAGTGAAGATAACAAAGAACCAAAGACTGGTTATTTAAGACCATTGATGATAGTGGTAATTAATAATGGATAAGGCTCAAGAAGTAAAAATATTAAAAGAACTTTATCATAAAACTATAAAAATTTTTGGTCCTCCCGGTACAGGTAAAACATATACTTTAATTGAAAAAGTTTTAAAAAATTATTTAAGAAAAGGTATTAAACCACAACAAATAGCTTATCTGTCATTTACAAATA